TCGATTGCACACTACAGGAATGCTCCATGGCTTGTCTACCAACGTGGTACGGGCCCCACAAGTCTCCTCCTCTAATCTGGTCAACCTCTTATCCAACTCGATCGCGACAAGAGAGATGATTTCAATCATTAGTCCTCAATCTTGTCGTAGATAACCCCGTCGATGTTGAAGGTCAGAGTTATCACCATCTCGGACTCACTCTTGTTCTGAATTCCGAAATGGATGAAGCTCTTTCCGATCCATCCACTGATCGCGCCCTGAGTTGTACGCTTCATCCCCAGCGCGTCAAAGACCTCGTTGAGGAACACATGCCCTCGCGTTGCGAGACAATTGTTGAAGTAGTTCTGCTGGGCAAGCAAGAAGTACTTGTTGTAGTCGTAATCCCTCCGCCAATGGAGGCTCGACTCGTTGAACACGATTTCAATTTCAGTTACTGTTTCCATCATGTCTCCTTAAATAGATGAACATTACAGTACCCCTGGTGGGACTCGAACCCACAACCGTCGGCTTAAAAGGCCACAACTCTGCCATTGAGTTACAGGGGCGATCCAATTGCTAGCTCCAGTACCCCAGCAGCAGCCAAGCCGCGAAGAGGGCAGAGAGCAAGATGAGGATCCAAATGGGGCTTCGGTTCCTGGTAAAGAAGCTTTCTTCTTCAGTCTGATCCATTAGAATCCGTCTCCGTTGTGTGACAGCGAAACGCTGTAACGTCCATCATTTCGAACGGTAACGCGGATATCAGCGTCGATATCCGTGCACCATGGGCACCAACCAAACATGAAGTCGTAGTCAGCGCTGAAGGTTCGTGAAGGAAGTCCTGGCGGATCATACGTCCATGTCCGATCAGCGATCTCTCGCATACGGCCATTGATCACAGTATCCGTCAAAGTCAGTCCGGTTGACACAACGCCACTTCTCACACACCACTTGACGTTGTAGATGATCTTCCAATTCAGAGCATCCGAAGAGGAATCAGGCTTGTTTCCCCTACGATCCTGAAAAACTAGATCGTTGGTTGTCCAACCTTTACCACCAGAGCAATAGACCACTGACTGAAGCTCAGTCATAGGCTGCGCGCTCATGTCTTCCATGTCACCATCAGGCGGCATGGCAATTTGATCTGCTCCCAACTTATCCAGAAGCACATCCGTAACCGTGGGCTGAACTTTCCCTGCGGGATTTTCCACACAATCGACCGTAAGTGTGTTGCTAACAAGCAATGGTGCGGCCAAACCATCCTTGCAGTTGTATCGCTCTGTCTGCTTACCGTTGCTGAATGCATCAACGATATGCGCGTCCACCTGAGTGAACGTCACCGTTGCTTCGTTGGTACGAGACTGCGTCTGACCAACTTGCATGTCGACTGCCTCACATGCCGAAGCCAGGAATGCTAGTACTAGCAAGCCTGCACCAATTCTAACTCGTGTCTTCATTTTAGGGCTTCTTTCTTTTAGTGGTTACTATTAGGCCCCTCCAAGATTATTACCTTTCTCGCCTGCCAATACAGAGGGAGGCCGAGCAAGTTGTTAAACAAGCCCGACCCCCCTCTACGAACCAATTGCTAGATCAACCGCTTCTTGACGAAGAGAGTGACCGCGCCTGCAGCAAGGAGAAGGCCTCCAAGGCTGACAAGCATACCAGTTTCCGATCCAGTCACAGGCAACGAAGTCTTCGTCACCGGCGGCGAGGTCGGAGGAGTGACCGGCGGATCCACAGGAGGATCAACCGGCGGGTTCTCCGGGCTTGAACACAGCGAAGACTCAGGCGGGTATGTCACCTCAGCCGTAGCTGTTGGGTTGAGCTCGTATCGCAACAGAAGCCCGTCGCGAAGGAACTCATCCGATGGGTCACGAACCCAGAAGCCGTCATCGTTGAGATTCCAACCAGGAAGGTCGGTAACCTCACCGTTCTCGTCAACCGTGGCTCCAGGGTACAGAACCTGAACCGTAGTGCCGGGCTGGTAAACGAGAGGCTGGTTTGAAACCGGCTCCTCAGCGAGAGTATCGATGAAGAGGGTTCCGGTCAGACCAGCAAGCTGCGGGTAAGTGTTCTGGAAGGTGATCACGATATACGGAACGCCAGACTGGCACTCTGTAAGAGCAGCACCAAAGGCGAACGGTGTAATCACGGGGCAAGCCTCTTCCTGCTCTTCAGCAGTCAGATCACGAGTCTGAGTTTCCTCAGTCACGATCGGCTCATCAGCAACCCAACCCTCGCCAGAAACAAACGTGTAGTTCGTCACCGTCTTGGTTCGAGTCTGAACAACAGTCGTGTCACCACACTCGTAGTCACCATCAACCCATTCGGTGTACTCCACCTTGGATTCAGGCTCCTCACAAACGCTCTGCTGCTCCTCAAGAGTCAGATCGCGAGTACGAGTCTCCTCAACCGTGGTAACGGTGTCAACAACCCACTCACCCTGGACGAGCTTGTAGGTAGTTGTGGTCTTGCTACGAGTCTGTTCCACCGTGGTATCCGGGCACTCATAGTCCCCGTCTTCCCACTCAGTGTATTCGACAAGATCGTCAGGCTTCGGGATCTGACATCCGGCTCGGTAGAGCGCCTGACCAGCGGTATCCCAGTTCTTCGAGGGCCAGTAACCAGGGCTACCATCCTCATAGAACGGAGGAATGATATCCCCCCAGGAAATTTGCTGATCCTTCAGCAGAGGATTCCAAACCGGACCCGTGTGAGTCTGGTGATCTCCATTGCCGTTGTCGTTACCAGTGTCTCCATCGACCGCGTCAGCGTCCACAGTGGGATGCGTATACGGATTCGTGTTGGAGTTCGTGGCATGACAGATGGTGACCTTCTTCGAAACACAATCACTCGTGTCTCGCTCAAGAGTGTGAGTCTTGATGATGTCGTTAGAAGTCTTGTCCCACTTGACAGTGAAACTGCGCTCCTCATTGTCAGACGTATCGGGAATATCATACGTCAGCTTCACTTCTGCCTGGGCGACTCCATCGATAAGGATGGTGTGAGCTTCATACGTACCGTCAAGCACGATAGTGTAGCTATCACAGTCGCCACCACCGTTGAAGTCATGGGGAGCGGCAACACCCATCCAGATGGTGCCAAACGCCATGCCTCCGACGGTGATACCCGCCAGTGTTTTCCTCATGTATCTTTCCTTTGTTTGGTGATTAGTTAAAAGGTTCCGCTTTGTTAAGCGCGTCTGCGATCTTGATTGCGTTGTCTTCGCTGTCGATCCTGGTGAACACTTTCCATGTTGCGTCGTTCTTCAACACAGGTGACATCAGCTTGGGGCGCACGATGACAAAAGCGACATCGTCGTCTTCATCGTACACCGCTGCGAATTCCTTCATTAGTCTCCCTCCATTGGTGGAGTCGGTGGAATGTAAACCGCGTTCTCGTTCATCAAAGCCTGGGCGTCGTCCATCGTTGCCGGAGCAAGCGACTCAGAAAGATCTTCGAAGCTCATGCCCACGACAAACACGTGCTCTTCACCACTCTCGTCAACGCACGCAGTCATGGTGGTCGTTCCATCTTCGTTGTCCTCGAACAACACAAAGCGCTTCTTTGGCATTATTCTCCTTTGATTAGAATCGACTCATCCATTCGAACATGAGCCAATAGTGGACTGATGATTTCTTCTCTTCCCCAATTGTCGAATCGTATCGGCTCCCACCTGACTTATTATGTTTAACGATTCGCCCAGCAGCCATGTTGTCAAACAGCCGCCACATAATATCGTCATGATTGCCCGATCTAATCGCCTTAGATAACGGACAATCCTCTTCCATTACAAAAGAGAAGCCATGTAAATGACAAACCTAAGCATCAAGTCTTCTCATGCGACTTGGCGTATCGGTATGCCCACAATGCGTATATCAGGAGTGTGCCGCCTACCACAATGCCGAAGATCGCGACAGCGGCTGTGAAATCAAGCCCGTGTTCATCCGGCATCGGCAAGCTCCTGTCGTTCGTATTCCAAGGACAAACGAATGACCTCTTTCAGTGTCTTCGGTGCGCACTCAACCATCCAAAGCATGATCTCAAGCGGCCCCGTAGCCATGTCCTTCTTGTTGACGCGCAAGACGCATCCATTGAGATCCCAACCACTGACTAGACAAAAAGCTGGACCAACAACGCTTGCTGAGAGCTTCGTGCCGTTAGGTCGCCTCAGGGAAATAAGATCAGGCTCCTCTTCGTACAGAGAAGTAAAGCCTTTTATGTTGGTGAACACATATCCAAGCAGAGTTTGATTCATTAAGTCTCCTTAGGTTGAGTTGCTAGATATAGTGGGGCGGGTCTCCCGTCCTCTTACGTCCTCGCGCTGGGGGCGGGAAGGACGCTCATCTCTGTCACGGGTGGCGTGAACTGAGACCCCACTAAAAATCTGGGTTAGGTGTTTCCTGTCTGGTCCACCAATAACAGCTCCAACCTTACAGGGGATGCGAGGATTGGCTATTCTGTTACTGTCCCCATTCAAAAGGTGGGAGGCCAGAGCGTGACCCCTGGAGGGACCCGGGCACTGTTAACCCTACTTCCTCCCAAGAAATGGTGGCTTTGGCTATCTTTCCCGACTATCCTCAACTCGTCATCAGGGCGTGGTCTTAAGACCTAATCCGGGAAGGACTCAGTCTACCGTGTCACCACCTTTCATAACGGTTCCCTTCGGAGTATTTGCTTTCGTCGGTACTTCGCCTCATTTCAGTCACGGCGTTACGGGCCGTCACCCCACCGAGAAATTGTCCCGCAAGCATATCCGGGACCCGCTCGTGCTTAGCCCTGTGCGCTTTATGTGACTAGTGCCACACGCCATCGGGACGATACGAGTTCAAGCTAAGTGGTTCCACCTGTCGTCCACGGCTCTGAGCTGTGTCCGCTTCTTCCTACCAGGGTTTCACCTAACACTCCTACAGAGTTCCGCTGTAGAACCGAGATTGAGAAGTTGAGGAGAAGATTTGTAGCCACCATTTGTGCTGCTGCTCCACTGAGCTCTTCTCCCCGCCCTTTCGCCGCAAGCACTCTTCAGTGCGCGTTCGACACATGTACGCCAAGTTAGCGTACCCGTCTCTGCTCCATAACGCCGATAAGGCGCTAATCGTCACGAAAGCGGTTATTTGCTACCACAATATAGGCGTACGTCTCGCTCAGGTTCCCCAAGTCGAGTCCTATACTGTCTTTCGGCTTTTTCCTTAGCCAGTACGTAGTGGGCTACCCGACGTTTTTGCTAACTGTCGGCCGATTCCGTTTCCGGCTACCGTCCCCATTTTTCAGGGGCTCTGGCACCTTCGTTTTCCGTCTTTATCTCCCACTACCGCTCTGAGCCTAAACGCTGTTTATACTCGCTCAGACGAGTTACTACTCGTTCTTTGTCTCTTCCTGAACAGCTCGTCCAGCCTCGGTGATCGGGATGAGACCTTCGCCAGGGACATAGATGATTTGTCCATCGACATTGTCAAGCCGATCGATGAAATACCACTGGATATACTCAGGCGTCAGAGACTGAGCAATTGTGGTGTTCGAGTCGGCAATACCAGCAGCGCGAGCGCGATCAACATCAGCCTCAGCTTCTGCGATCTCCACGTTCTTCTCCGCCGTGTACTGAGCTGCCTCAGCCTGAGCCTTGGCTTCGGTGATGATGGCCTGCTTCTCGGTGTTGACCCTGTACAGACGAAGCTGAGGACCAACAAGAGCGAACATCAACCAGATCCCAACCAAAACGACAAGAACGCCGAAGATGGTCTTCACCACCGACGAAGCCTTGAGATTGTCGTTTTCGTCAATATAGAAACTCATTAACTTGCTCCTTTGATTAAGTGATGTAATAACAGGAGGCGCCCATCCGTCTTCCTCCTTTATCGCCAGTCACGGTTACCTGGCTCCCTTAACTTCGGATCTTACCTGTAGTACAACACCCACGAGGCAAAGAAGATGCCCATGTCTCGGGTCAGCTTCCGCTGCGGTCGGCTCTCCTCCTGTCGGATGGAGCGCTTCTTCCCGTACGGAGACGGGGTGAACGCTGGGTCGCAACCCAGGAGGAGCATGAGCTTCCCAGCTCGCTGCTTCTTGAGGTTGAGCTCACGGCGACCGTTCTCACGATCTCGGTGGGCCTTCGCCTCGATGACTGAGCTGTGCATTATTCGTTCCTTTCAGTCGATGGAATTCTATTCGCCTTTCACCATTACTTGTACTGCCTGTGCTTCTGGAGAAGCATCGAAGGTAATCCCGCATCGATTGCGACGATCGCGGTTTTCCCACTTCCCAGCCTTCGGGTTCAGCTTCTTCAAGATCTTAAGCACTTTGTCCTTGTCCTTCTTCAAGACGACGACCATGGCTCGATCCGAAGTGACTTTCCGATTCCCGTAAAGGCGAGCTGGGCCACCCTGGCACGAGAAGAACGTCTGGATTCCTGCATCCCATAGCTGTTGCATGACTGGGTATACATGAATATCGACGCTGTGTCCCCTGGTCTTCAAGTAGATCTGTTCGTGTCTAACTGAATTCCAGCCCCACTTCTTTTCTTGTTTCCTCACCAGACCCTCGCCCCCAAGGTGTTCTGGGCGCAGTCTCGTGTGATTCGGCATGAACAGTTGTCTGTGTGCTTGATCGCTCGAAGCGGTCCCTCAGTGCGACCCTTCTGGAAGTTCTGGATTCCCCAGAGAGCAGCGTCGAGCTCATCGCCGTCAAGCTGAAGCGAAAGAACTCGTCTGTTTTCTCCTGCGTCTCGAATTCTCTCGGCCACGTTCGGTGTATCAATGTGGAACTGATAAACACCGCCCGCAGGCATTTGAACAAAACCAGCCATGAACTTTCCTTTCGATTAATGGATGGGAGGTTACCAGGGTGCGTCCGACTTCAATCCCTCTCGTTGCCACTGGTTGGGATCCCCACGGACTGTAGCTATTTTCGTAGGCACGTTCGCGCTCTGCGCATTCAGATCCAACGGCTCTAGACACCCTGAAACGGTGATGGTCTGACGTAGCAAGAAGACCAAGATCTGATCTTCCACAGACTGTATGACTAAACGGCTAAGCCCCTTGTCATAGCATCACCAAAAAACTAATGAGAAGTGCTTGGGGTAGCATGATACTCAAATGGTATCCTTCTCATTATAGGACATGTAATTCCTGCGATTACTGGGCTACAGCCTCAGCATCCTCACCCTGTGGGCCTTCTGAGGCAAGAACAGACTCCTCTGGCTGAGGGACCTCCTCGATGCGCCCGTATTCACCGACACGCGTCTCAGGCTGTGCCGTCTGACGATCCATGAAGTCGACCCACTCCTCGATATCAGGCGCGTTCTTCACGAACTGCTCCTCGAAGATCTTCTTGGAGTAGCAGCGAATGTTGTCACCCATCTTGGTCATCCAGAAACCGGGGAAAACCTTGAAGACGTTGGGAACCAGTCGGCGATCCACCCGAATGTAAGGGGAGCCGTCTTCCTTAGTCTGCAGAGTGCCGACGAACTCAGCAATCTCTTCAATGTTCTCCTCGGTGATCTCGACAGCCTCAACCTTGAACGGCTTGCGAACAAACGTGGTCATATCCATTTTAAATGTAATCCTTAGGTCGGGTATGTGTCTTACTTCTTGTCGGTGTTGAGATTCACAAGCGAAGCGCCAACGATGACGCCAGCCGCGAACGTAGCAGCACCAAGAACAAACGGAAACGCGTTCTTGACTGCAGTAAATCGTGCAGGCATTATTAGTCCTCCTCTCCTGCATTCTTAAAGATCTTTGTGTAACTGGCACTCGTGATAGCTGCTCCTAGAAGCACACCGATCAAGAGCACTCCTGCTCCAAGTACAAACTCCACTAGCTCTCCTCAAGTGATACACCGAGCGCGAATGTGGCTCGGCAGAGAATATGACTTAGATGCTCGTCTGTGATATCGCCTTTCAAATACGCAAACGTATGCATCAGTAGATGATTCAAGTGGTCTTTGACCGGAATGAGACGCCAGTTTTCTTCCCCGTATTTCTTCGCTCCGGCATCAAGAACCTTGGCCATCTCGAACATGGCGCCAGCATCGATCAGGTCGAAGCGAACGGGAATATCGGACTGTGAGCCTCCGTCTTCGTTTGTGATGGTGGGCGCGTCTGGGCTGGCAATATCTGAGATGCTTGTCCCAAACTCCTCCAATACATTACGGCCCATTACTTCACCTCAAAGATTGGTACCCCAGGAATATCGCGCTTGGCGGCCCTAACAGCAGAGCTCTTCCACTTGTATCCTTGTGAGGGCTCAGTGATCTTTCCGTTGCGGGACTTCTTATGGAAATACCACTTAGCGTTCTCACCCTTGAATAGCTCGACGATACCGTACTTAGCCATCAGCCATCAGCTCCAACGCCGTACTTACGCATCAGGTCATCTTCCTCAAGGGTCACGAACAACGTCTTGAGATATGCCTTGGTGCCCTTCTTGCCATTGACGTCCCAGTCGTATCCACGACAGATGAGATCAGCGGTCTTGATGTCGATTCCGTCAAGCATCCCGACAATATCTTCCGTGAGATGTGTGCGGTTGTCGTCACCAGAGATCAAGACGATGTAGGGGGGTCGGTTCTTGTATCCGACGGTCACCTGAATATACGGCGTGCCGGGCTCACCCTCCTCACGAGACTCAAGCAGCTTCACGTTCCAGCCGTCATCGGCCATCGTCTTAGCGAGCTTCTCATCCAGAACCACTGCGAAAGTGCGATCGCCATTCTGGTTGAACGTGCTTTTCTCTCCTGCGAAATTTCGGAAGATGATCTGAACATCCTCGATCTGGAAAGTCTTTGCGTCATCAGGCATTAGTTTTCTCCTCTGAAGTTAATCTTCTTAAGTTGATCTGACGTCATAGTTGACATCGTCGCTACTGCTCGCATTGCTTGTGGACTGAAGTCCGGGTGCTTAATGAGTTGAGTCATGGGTGTATTCAAATAATCGTACCCAGTCAAGTCATCGGCTACAGGAAACAGAGACCGAGCTTCATCATTCGTCAAAACGACAGGCGAATTAAGAATTGCTCTTCCCATAGTAGGTCTTCCGGCCTCATTCAAAATCCGTCTCAAGTCCTCGTCCATTGCCATTATTCCTCCTCAGAATATAGTGTGCGAATTTCGTAGTCGCCTTCTTCTTCGACGACCAGATTATCATGGACATGCCCTTCAGCCTCTGCACATACGACGGTGTTACCCGGTCCTTTCTCAATAGAATGAGCATGTCCTCGGCTGTTGACGAAGCTGACCGTCGTAGCAATAGGGAGATGGTCCCTCAAGTAGAAAACATGATCATGGCCGTCAACTGTCTCATTGCCGATGACATACTTCGTAGCCACGAGTCCTTCCGCGACTTGGTACTCTTGGTATTCTCCCACTTTTTCCTCCTAGGAAATAAATTGCTCGAATGATTCAACTTCATCAAACTGTACAATTGCTTCGATTGCCTTAGCCTTCAACTCCTCAAAATATGAAGAGTCGATCTTCAATTCGTCAATGCTCTGACGATTTGCTGCAACGGTTCTGTCAATCCACTTGTATCCCTTGGTGCCAGAAACGTGATACTTATTATCGTCAATGATTCGCCAAAGGGTTGCTCCGCCTTCTGTTACTGGAACAAAGCTTCCAGTACGTCCAACGTGAACCATGTCCTTGCTAGTCGCGTCTTCATCATCAGTGAAGTCAAGGTACATGGTGCCCTTGGTGACGTTCTTAGTCTCACAGAAGTCTGAGAACTCGACAGACTGCTTAGAGAACAGCTTCTTGAACACATACGGATGCTGGAACTGAGCGCCTACTGCAGTCCATTTTTCTTCACTTCGGGCAATGTAAACTGCGTCATTGACCAAAGCGAACTTGTCGTAGGTGCATTCATGATCGAAGTCGTAACCATACTTCTTGCCAAATTCGATAACGAAATCGATGATCTCACTCGTTGAATCTGGGATCTTGATAGAGTCTGTTTTGATGTGGACAACTTGGTATCCTTCCTCTTGAACTGCGTGCTTGAGATCGATCATGAACAACGCACCACGCTTGGCTACAATGTTGTCCTTGTTACGGATATCTCTGAATGCGTTGGGAAATCTTGCACTAGTGAGTCCGTAGACAATGTTGATGACGATCTTAAGAGCATAGGCCAGATCTTCAGCGTGCGAATCGTCTGTAAGAAACTGTTCGAGCTTACCGTCAAGGAGAGTCCGGGCTTTCTCGTAGTTCTTATGCTTGATTGCCATACGAGCTTCTTTGAGTTCACTGAACTTCTGTGTGTATTCCACACCGAAGAGATTGAGGATTTCGATACTCGTCGGATGCATGGACGCCACGTCCAGAAGGGCGACGTTCTCATAGACACCAGGTTCGGAATATACATATCCACCTTCACCGGTGACTTCTCCACGATAAATGCTCTCCTTTCCTTCGAAGCTATAACCTGGGAATTTCTCGCTCAAGTCTGTGTACACAAACGAACGTTGTGGGTTCTTGTCTTCGCCAAATATGATCTTGGCAGTATGTGCTTGCGTCGTGTGGTTGACACTCAACCCAGAAAGATCAGCAAGGATCTGCCTCGCGACAAAGTCCTGCTTCCTGTAATGGAACGTTGCCTTCGTGCCCAACACGTCGTTCACACAGTATTCGACGATCTTGTCCCACAAACCTTCGTCCACCGGCTCATCCCACGGAATATCCAACTCCATGTGAATGATCTTGAGCTCGATCATAAACTTCTTGAGGCCCTGTTTCTTAGAACTGAAGTCATAGACGTCAGCGTAAGAGATGTTGTATGCCTCACCGAACAACACGTCGCGACTCTTGTCGCCGTTGATGATCTTCTGAGACAACTTGTACAGCTCCAAAAGAGAATAGCCCAAGTAACGAGCGTACAGAATATGATTGTCGAACCGACGGTTGTTGAACCCCACAAGCTTCATGGAGAACAGTGCTTCGATCTCCTGTGGACTTGGGTTGATCATTCGAACGACAGTGTCAGATCCTTCAGCGTTCCAACACACGACGAACAGGTTGGGATATACCTCAACGTCGAAGAACACCAGAGGCGATTCAGTATCCTCTGGAATCTCTGGCATCTGGTTCTTCCCAACGAACTGCATGTCCTGAACTGTCTTTATGGCTTGTGCCGACTGGTGCGTACTTCTTGCCGCAAATGTAAGAATATCGCCACGCATATCCGAAAGATCGTAAGCCACACCATCTTCATAAGCTTCAGCCAAGATGTGATGAATAAAATCGACAGACGATTTAGTACCTGGGTGGATTTCTTTACGGAGATTCTTAGCGATAAGGTCACGAAGCCCCTTTTCCGTCTTGATACTCTTTGTGTTGATCAGTGGCTTCTCCTTCTTCGGCAATCCTCCGTCAAGCGGAGTAATGTTCATGTTGTTGCACTTAGTCAGCTTTCGCCTAAGGGATGAGTCTCCAAGAAGTGTCTTGACCTCAATTCCCACGTCATAGATTTGAGCAAGTTCTCGAACATCTCCGGTGTAATTATAGTGGAGATGTAGTCCTTGTCCGCTTCTAGAAACTTCTGCATAAGTGGCTGGCCATTTGGATGCTTTCTCAAGATTAATCTCCAGACTCTTGTCGCCATTCTCGTCCGTCAAATCAAAGTCAATGATGATGTGATTCTCTGGAATTTTCACGTAATGAAGCTTCGAAGTATCGATATCAGCAAGCGTTGTCTTGACGTTTACCCACTTGTTAGCTGGACGATTTTCGTCTGCATGATGATACTGCGCTGGCCATCCAGGATTGAGTTCGTCAAATATAGAAGGTTGCTCTTCGAGCACAATCTCATAGATGCCTTCTGTCTTTATCGGAAGCTCAGTCTGTGGTTGTAGCGCCTCAAGTTGCTTGAAGCCACTGTAATAGCTACGCACATTTTGCCCATCAATTCGTGCTCGCTCCTCGAAGATATAGAAGTAGTTCTTGAGTTCCTCACGAAGCTTGTACTGTGGAAGCATCTTCTCGATGCCTGTATCCCCACAGAATTGCTTGTAGAGTTCCCAAGCCCTCTTCAAAGTCACGCCATCTTCTTGCTTGAATATGTCAAAGCATGACTCAACGAAGTTGTAGAACACGTCCGTCTGAAGCATCATCTCTTTGGGACGGTAGTTGCTGTAGTAGTTCTTGCCCATGACCTTGTACCGGTCAAGGCAATGCTGAGCGATCGCGCCCAATTCGTTTTCAGTCTGGTCCATGAGACGATGGTAATGCCCATTCTCAATCGTCATCTGCGTTGGAATAACGTCGATGAGACGTCGAATGATTCCAGCTTTTGCATCTGAGATCTTGACAGGCATGTTCGTGCCCATGAACAAGAACGCATTGGATCGCATCTCTACCACTCGTTGATACTTCTCATTCACAGGCAGGATCTCGTGGGCGACAATGGAATTTAGTTTTGTGTTGTCGTAGATCCTGGACAGATCACCATCATGCTGAATCGCGACTAGCGGGTTCGCCTTGAACGCCGCAGTGGCGAAAGAGTTGTTTCCTGTGAGCTCACGTGCATCGAAGACTGCTGTGTATCCTCGGAAGAGTCGATCGATGATGTGAAGGATTGTGGACTTTCCACTCCCTGGCGGTCCGTAGAAAACCAGGAACTTTTGGATGAACTTCGAGTCACCGGAGACAACTGCTCCAATAGCCCACTCAATCTTAGCTCTTTCTTCATCACTATATAGAGTGCCGACAAGGGTATCCCAAGCAGCATAAGAACCTTCATGCAACGAATAAGAAAGCCTCTTGCTTGCATAATCCTCCTTTTTGACCTCAGTATTGGCGAATATAAGCTTCTCATCCAGAGGACGAGAGTTGTTTCCGCTGTTTCGAATGAATCTTTGGAACTCGTCCCACAACTTCGTTCCATTGGACTCCATGGTAAGAACGGAATATACTTGCTTTGTCTTCTGTTCTTGCTCGGCTGCATACTTCGCCAATTCCGCGTCTACCAAACGCTGAACGTCATAGATCTCTGTTGACCACAGTTGTGCTTCTTCGTCCCAAATCGCATAGAACGAACCGCCACGAGTCATCAGATCCTTAGATCGTCCAACAATCCAATCAGGCCTTATCTGCAGGGTGCCGTCTTTCTTTTGAGTAATGATTGGTTTATAGAAATCCACAGCCTGCCTTTCTACGCATATAGTAGGCCCCGATCTTCTAGGTAATCACAGAATTGGTACCAGACTTCCACCTCTCTTTGATCTCTTGATGGATTGCGCAAAGGAAACATACCACCGTAACCATCCGATGAATATGTTCTCCATACAAAGTTGTATAGAATGTCCTCAATTTTGGCTCTGTCGCGACCAGTCACACGTCTGAACTCATCCAGACCTAGATTGTCCATGATCACCCAAAACCAAACTTGAGGCTCAGTATCTGTTTGGAAAGATGCTCTGTTAGAAAAAGCAATGAACATCTCCAAGATGCAACAAGGATATGCGTGCCACATTGGCTCATCCCGTATAAACGTTGCTTTCAAGAATTCTTCTCGTAGTTCAACGCCGTCTTCAGCTCGATTCCTATCTCCCGGAATCGTCCATACAAACTCCGTTTGATACAGGATCTTCAGAAGTTCTCGATGGTTTGCATTATACGGTTGAAGTACTTTTGCGCAGAGCCAATTGAAATATGATTCTTCAATGGGCTCTTCCATGATTAATCACTGTCCCTAAACTTGCGCTGATTGGAATGCTTGATGTCACCAGCGCGAGCATTCTCTTCAATTTCAAGACCGAGGATCTCCTCGGAATATGTTCCTGTGTGCTTGACGATTTCCCATTCCTCATGACGCTTGTCGTTTCGCACAAAGAACACGTTAGGATCCCCTGAGCCATGACCAAACTTCAGAGGACCAACCACATGACCGAAGTTATAGATCGGAGTGTCATCCTGATCAGTCATGATGTTGTCGCCAGCGTAATAAGTCAGCGTTGTCTGAGTGTAGTCCTTCTCGTCGTCATGAAACTCGTCCTTGTGGAGGACGTAGGGAATATCCTTTGTACGGCTTGCGACCTCAGCCTCGTAATCCCAGTCTTCGTCGTTTCCAGCGAAGACATTGTGAGTGATAACAGGCTCTTCAGCCTCTGGATCGTGAACCTTAGTCATGCTTTCCTTGATTCGTTGCTCGACAATTGGAGCTACTGAGATTTCAGGAGCAGAAGCAGGATGCTCTTCGGTTGCTTCTTCCCGACTACGCTGAAGATCCTCAGGATGGATGTCCATGTCAACAGGATCCGGAACCGCATGAAGCACATACGGCTTGGGCCTACGCCACAGAATATAACCGACACCGACTCCGGCACCGAAGGCTACAAGGCCAACGAGACCACGGTCACCCCAAGAGGACTTGACCACTACATTAGCTTGCTCGTCCATTACTCCTCCTTAGATTTTGTCTAGAATTGGACCATCAACATTGAAATCAAGAATCATGCAACGCTCAATGGTGTTGACAAACCGACGGTTGTAGTCTTCGTACATGCCGAAGTCAATGAACCCATCGCCATCACCATTTCGAATCCAGCCAACAATCTGACCTTCCTTAGTCCTCTCGAACCCAAGGTTGTCATAGATCTCATTCAGAAACACATGCCCATGGGCCTGAAGCCTCTGATTGAAATATTGCTGCTGACATGAGAGGTAAACGCGGTTGTACTCTGCGTCTTTCCTCCACTCGACGGACTGATCATCAAAGAATCGAGCGTATGGAGAAAGCCCGGTCACATCGACGATCTTAACCGTCTTCTTCTTACCGTTCTCCTCGAATTCCTCTTCAGTCACGCCCAAATATAGATCGCGCTCACGCTCATCACCAATCTGCTCACGAACACGCTCACGATAATCTTCGTAAGCCTTCGAGACAGCAGCAAGCGTTGCGGTAAGCGCAGCGTTACGTCGAGCAAGTTGAACATGTGAACCAGTCAGAGCACCGACAGATGCAACACCAAGAATAACCGAAGGTCCGTACAGACGACCAACCTTCATCAGACTTGAAATATACACCTTGCCAAGCTCACGAGTGTAGTTCTGCTCAACCACATCAAGATCTAGCTTCGTCTGCTCAGAATTCTTGATGCTCTTGACCTTGTCGAGATCGATCTTAATCTCGTCTACAGTTTCTTCAAGCTTGAGAGTCGCCTTGCAAGCAAGAAACGTGCTGGCGAACACGCCAAGGACTCCACCGGCGAAGAAAATATGAGGAGAATTCCTCTTGGTCCTCACCACGGTTGTTGCCACACTACGAGTTACAGAATATGGAATTAGCTTCATTTCTCACCAAACCTTCCTTCAAAGTTCATCTGGTTGTAAAGAGCACTAACTTCTTTACTATCCATCTTTTTGATCTTGTCTTTCCAACCCGGGCTAGACTTAAGTTTGAGCAAAGCCTCTCGTTTATCGGATTGGTTCATCAGTCAATCGGTTCTGCCGGAGGAAGATCGATCAAGAACCCCTCACGAATCGGTCGAACCTCAACATCGCCAAGGAACTCCCAACCCCACTTGTGATCCACATGGCTCGTCGGAAACCCAACAAGGTCATTCAGATCAGCCACAGAAACCACTTTGTACATGTCCAGAACATCGTTCATACGCTCTAGGACAAGCGTCGCCTCTTCACGAGACGCCAAGATGAATTCGTTTCGGGCAAGTCGTGGTGCACGAGTTCGACCTGGCGGGCTGGTTCGTGGGTCACGGAAGTCGCGATAGTCGCGATTGATCGGGTTGTTGTACTGTGAACGTGGACCGTTCCCAAACATCCGGCCTCGCTGAGCTCGCTCACCATAGATGAGACGCTCAACGCCCTTGCTGGCCCCTTCCACAATCATTCCACGAGCAGCGGGAAGAAGAACATCCGACACCACGTACTTCATGACCGTCTTGATGTCGGCTTCGACAAACGTGTCCTTGATCTTCTGACCAAGCGTTCGCTTCTGCACGACGACCGGACCCTTGACAACCTTCTCGATGTTCTTGTCTGGGGTCGGTTCCTTGCTCTTCTTACTATTGCCTTGATAATCCGTAGGATCGCTCATAATTATCCTCTTCTCGTGCTAAGCCGCAGGGGGCTTAGGCGGGCTAGGTGCGGAAAGAACTTCTGCAGGCATGTCCTTGATCTTCTGAGTGGCTTCGCCCTGCATGTCCTTGGGCATAATGCCAACCATGAATTCGGCAAGCGCGTTCTCCTGAGTGATGAACTCCATGTACAGAGACTCATATGCAGCCGTCTGAGTGAACTCAGTAGCAAGCTCTTCACTCTTGATGAATCGAAGCCCATCATCAGACTTGACTCCATACGCCATGACAATGATCTCCTTGAACAAGTTGATCAATTCCTGGCGGTCAGTAGTCCTGATGATCTTTTTAATGAACGACTCGAAGCCGTCCTTATACTTCACTTCCATGTCCACGAGCTCAGGCTTGGTCATGTGGAACCAGAAGGTGTCCGTGACCTCATTGTCATTGAAGTCGTTGAACGTGAGGGTTTTGCTGATCATTTGTATCCTTGTCTTAGGTTAGTTAGGCAAAAAGAGAGGCCATGATCGGCCCCTCTCTTTGAGGACTTACTGCTCGGGATCGGCAGTGGTCTTCTTGCTCCTGGCGACGAGCATCTCGTACACACCCTCGGCGAGCTTGGTCGTGATGAACGCCGTCATACTGACGACGAGCACCTTTCCAGCTTGCACTCGGATGGAGGGGGATGTCGGCTCAAGTTCAATTTCCAATTTAATCTCCTTGTAGTGGTCTCTCATTATATGAGATGTATTTTATGCGATTGGCTTTACGTAGTTGTAATCGAACATGAGAGCCGGCTCGGCTGCCATGCCTTCTGTCATCGTTGTTGACCAACGAAGCTCCATTTGATTACCCGAATCCCATCCTAGGTAATCGGAGACGGACGTAGGCGGAAGGCCGATGAGATCATAGAACTCACTCAACATGACGTACATGTCTTGGTAAATGCGTTGATTGATCGTGACTTCAGCCTTCTTGACTGTCTCCATGTCGCTCCGGAAGAAACGCATCGTGTATGCCTCACAGAACAACACGTTCCCGTGCGCGACAAATATAACCTCGTTCGAGGACTTGTCGACGCGATCCTGTGCAATTTCGTCACGAACCTTGCGTTCCTTGTTCTCACCGATCTGCTCGACAACCTTGTCCTTGTATTCGGAGAACGCCTTCTCGGTGAGAGAATATGCAGTCACAGCAGCGGCCGTACGTCGTCCACTGGCCTTCGAAGCGCCAATGATGCATGCGACGGTCACGCCACCTGACAAGACCACTGGAATATAAAGCTTCCAATGCTCTTTTACTCGTTCCTTTAGCGTTGGCGTCCATTGGGTGGCTTCGTCAACCATTGCCATCTCATACGAAGCCTTACCCGCCAAATATGACGTAATGAACACGCCAGCAACACCCATGCCCGTGAGGATCTCTGGTGAATGCTTAGTAATGCCCTTACGTCCGTTAACCATTAGTGAGGAAATATCCATATGTCTATCGACGCCTCCGAAGCTCGCGGCAGAAAATCCAGATAGCCCAAAGCCCGCCTGTGATTGCGAGCATGAAGAGATCACCCAGAAAACTCAAACAACCGTAGTTGTTGCAGTTGCATGCGTGATTGCAGTTACATCCCATTAGGTTCCTTTCGGTTGAAAAATATAATGAGAAGCTTGGGTTAACAGCCTAACGAAAACTGTTATTTAGCGGTTTTGCTCCCGCACCAGGTGGGTAGGTCTTGCACCTACGCATTCGTATCTCACCTCTTCTCATTACAGGGCATGTAAATCTTGCGATTGGCAAAAAGGAAAGACCTGTGTGGTCCTTCCTTCTTCGAGCGTTACTTCCGGTTCTTCACTCGGTAGTTGACTTGCTTGGCGTAGGCACGGCGTCCCTGTGCGGCGGTCACTGTGTCGATCACCTTGGCTGCTGCTGTGGCAACCAGGGCTCCGACTGTGAGCACCGTGATGGGGTCGTCGTTCCAACGAGCCTTGAGCTTGTCAAATGCGTTCATGATTTCTCCTTGGTCGTAGGTCTCATTATACGCCATGTATTTTATGCGAAAAAAAATGGGGAGGAGCAGCGACTTTAATAAGTCGGTCCGTATTACGGCTACCGCGTCTCTCCTCATTATAGGACGTGTAATTCCTGCGAGAAAAAGAGAGGCCATGTAGGCCCCTCCTTTTGATCACATTCGCTCGACAAGGGCGATGTACTCTTGCTGAGCATTGAACCTCTGAAGTGTCTCATCCATGTCGGCGCCAGCGTCTGCGGCCTCGAACACCTCACAGCAAGCGTCAAGCTTCATCTGCAGGATGCAGTTGTCTGCTTCCAGCTTCCGAACCTTGTTCTTGAAGTAGCGGTTGGCTCGAGGGATCGCGACGAAGTCGCCGGCAACGAATGCGGCAACCAGAAGGGCAATGACAGTCTTCTTGTTCATTATGTTCCTTTCGGGTCGATGTTCTCATTACAATCGATGTAGAACGTGCGAGAGAAAAAAGGAATGCCTTGCGGCACCCCCTTTCGAATCTTACTTCCAGGTCACTTCTGCGCGGTCAACGAGCACAGTGGCGATCTTGCGGGCTTCGATCGGGTCCACTCCGTAGGAGCGCTTCATGAGTTCGCGAGTCATCTCGTCGATCTCCATGTTGCGTTCCCCCAGTGCGGACGCGACCTTGCCAACAGCTTCCAGTGCGTTCATGAGCTTGCCCATTAGGGTCTCCTTGGTTGTAGGTCTCATTATACGCCGTGTAATTCCTGCGAGAAAAAACGAAACCCCTGTTATGGGGTCCCGTTGTTGTTGAGCTCCACGGTTTGGTCGTGCAGCGAATCTGCTGTATCCTTCATGACTTTCACGATCGGAAGGACGATCACGATCAGCAGGATCACCGTGATGATGATTCTTGCGATCGAAGTTGTCTTCGAGTCGGAAACGTACGAAGGGCGGGCATACTTATGCATGATTGCTCCTTTGTGGTCTTCTCATTACAGTACGTGTAAATCATGCGAATGCGGAAGGCAAATATACCCCTAAATCGCTGGATAGGCCCCTAGAAGGCTCTCTAATCGATTTCACCTAAAATATGGGATCGTTATATCAGTTTGCTTCATCAAATCGATTACACGGCAATCTAGCGGGGTGTTTTTTCAAAAAGCTTGACCTAAATTTTTCCCCGGGGCATTTTTTTCGAAAAACAACCAGGACTTGTAGAATATGACCGATTTGTGATGAGCAAAGCTCAGAAGCCATGTAAAATCATCTTTCGATCTTACACGGCTTCTGAGCCTTTACTACAGGTGGATGGTTACTGCGTCTTCATCGGTCGAATGAAGGTGAATCCCTTCGACGTCATGACGCTGGTTCGTTCGATCCAGGCGATCGCGACCACCGCGAGCAAGTTGGCTCCTCCCAGCAGCATTGTGTCTCGGCTCATGGGCTTCTGGCGATTGTTTGCCTTCAGCTCCTCGAGTCGTTCCAGCAATGCTAGCTGTTCGGGGTACTCGTCGTGGGTTGGTCCCAGTCGTCCCATCTCTACTAGAACAGCGCCGATCTCGTCGTCGAGCTCTTTCCTGTTCCGTCTGAAGAAGTACTTCAGCATTGAAATCCTTTCTGTAGGTCTCATTATACGCGATGTATTGTTTGCGAATCACGCAACGTCGTCTACAGGAGGACCAGTAGGTCCCTCAACCACCTTCATGCGAATACTCGTCTGTGCTTCCAGATCTGCAGGTTCCTTGTTCAGCTCAAGGCTGAAGTTCTTCGGGCCATCGTCCGGATTCGTTACGACAACATAGCCATCGTAGGCCGCGTCGCTCCTGTTGAAGTTCCTGGAACTGATTCCAGCGATTGCGCCAAGGAAGGTGGCCAGAACGGCACACACACCCATGATCTGCTCAGCGTTGTCGATGTTGAACGTCTCTTGAAGAGAGAACACCGCAGCGCTGATTGCCGGAAGAACAATGCCAACAAACCACTTTACGAAATCGTAGTACTTCTGAGGAAGAACCATGTTAACTCCTTGTTTAGGGCTCTGAAAGCGTAGGATATCCGCTTCGGCCGGTTTTGTCCTCGATCTCAACGTATTCAGTAACACGCCGAATCGAATCTTCATTGTAATTACCCTCAACCGAAATAAGATCTCCTAGTTCGTAATCCGTGCGATATAGAGCCCTGACTGAGTTCTTAGCGATCTCAGCTTTGGTGAGGGCGATGTTCTTCTGAGCTCTAAGTGCCGCAGTTCCACGTTTCTTCATTTTGTTGACGATGGAAGTCAAAGTACCACCCGATGGCGCAGAAGTAAGAGATTGATCAATGTCTGAGGCATCAACCGTCATCCATTTCCGATCAATTCCAACTTCAGTTCCTTCAACTGTAGTTTCAACCCATCGACCAGTGATCAACGCGCAGTTCTTGTCCTTTCTGTCGCTCCAAAGATAATCCGCCCGTTCGATTTCTCCACTATCATTAGAGAAGACGACCGTTTGTGTACGATCTGCTCCTTGGTGAACCTCGATTGCCGTATTGATGAGATTAGACAAGGCGGTGTTCCATGGCCCAGGACGAACTGCCCTGATTCCAAGGTCTTGATCGATGAGAAGCTCAAGGACAGCAGAATATAGATCGGTTTGCCTCAAAGACAATGCTGCAGCCGTGCCATGACTGGAAACGGTTGAGATGACTTCAAGATAAGGAATTGCGTTGTCTGCATCCACCACTTCACTGGCGTAAATATGATCCTTGATCAATGTAACGATGTTGGCGTCAAGAAACGCTGAACTCATCACGTAGTCAGTTACGCCAGTGGACGTTGGAAACGTTTTCTCGGCTCCAACGATTCTGCTGTCGAACGCCACCTCAAGTCCTACTCCGGTGACAATGAGTTCTGCTTCTTGATTCTTTTCTTCATTGATCTCGTGGTCTTTGACCCGCATTATGTCTCTTGTGTTGATATGAGACACGAACGTTCCAATAGGAAGCGTTTCACGAATGTTTGAACTTACTGGAGCAGAGAATGTGAACTCTCCGGCTTCAGAATATCGCTCAATCCACATCTTGCTGCTTAGACCATTGACAATTTCGCCTTGCTCCATGAGCATTGGATGTGTTGGATTGTTGAATTTGAAAACATCCATGTTACACTCCCCAGTAAGTGGAGTAATACGAGATCTTTTCCCAAGTCATGTATTCGCTGTTGTCGATCGTGTACTTGTTCTCGCCTGGAAATATGATTGGCCAAACAGAATTAGGATTCAAACAATCAGCAAGATAAAGAGGCGCTTCGTCCCTGAACACGTACAAATATCGATTACCAAGCTCACTTGAGAAATGAAGAACGTCACCGATCAAGAACCCATCCACAGGAGTGACTTCGAATATCCATCCAATGGCTGTGTCTTCCATGAAGAACTGTGTCGTCGCGCCACTGAAGGACATTTCGAAACGGAACCCATGAGGAGCAGTAGACAGTTCGTCTTCAATCGTTGTGTCTGCTGGATCGAAGCCACTAACATCAACGTTGACTCGTTCAGGAGATTTCAACCAAGGATCAAGACAGTTGATTGTAAGCTGAACTTCTGGTTCTTTCGAAGCCAATGCAGCCTCGAACTTACTGATAGTACCAGAAATAACAGCGGTAGTTACGTTTGCATCCTTGAATCGCAGTTGAACCAATCCTGACCTAGACGAGGCAATGAACTTGTATAGATTGTCTCGCAGGTCAGAATATGATTCGTTGTTGGAGAAGTTGGGGTTCAATTGGATACGAGCGACAATAATACGCTGTTCCATTGACAGACTATAGTTCTTAGCTGCTGATTTTCCGGCGATCCCGTAGAATCGAGGCACGATCTCGTCCACATCAAGGCCGAGAAGTGCTTTAATGTTATACGGGTTTAGCCGTTGGGGATCCCGGAAGCTCAGAACAGCTACACTAGACGTCCCGCCCAATGGTTCTCCGGAGGAATCCACTTGATGGATTTCTACGCTGGTTACTCTCATGCGATTTGGAGTTCCTCCTTTGCCAATGCGATTTGGCTCTTAGTGTTCCTATAAATATCGTTCGTAGACAACGCTTCGGGCGAGTAGTTGTTTTGCTCAAAGTGGTTGTTCTGTTCAATAACCTGAGCACCTGGATCAGTAGATCCTGGAACCTCTGCCGTAGCCGAAATCGTACGAGCGCCATTGATAGAAACAACAGGCGCGATGGCTCTACTACCAAAGAGTCCGTTAAGACCCTTCGCTTCTTGCTGAACTCTTGTGAGGTCCAATACTGGCGTGATCACGGGGCTTGCATCTAGGTCTATACCCTCAAGAATACTAGGGAAACCACCCAGAGTTTTCGTGAAGCCTACGATAGCACGACTAGCAAGACCTGCAGAAGCGTCCTCAACAGACGTATCCTTGTCCATACGAAGCGTCAAGCCATCTACAATGCTACCTGCAATCTTATAGAAGTCTTTGGATGGCGATTGGGCGTCGATTTCTTTCATGAATCCGTTCTTGGCGTCCTTCGCCAAATCCGTGATACCACTCAAGAAACCACTAGCCTTGCCAGCGAGTCCGAATGTAAGACCATCCAGAATATGACCAGCAATGCTCTTTCCAACCTCTTGAAGCTGGGGTGTGTACCTGACAATAGCCTCGTCTAGAGCCTTCAGGAATTTCAGAAGGGTTCTGAACGCAGCATTGACAATTTGCTCTCCAGCCGCACCGAGGCCTTCGATGAACTTGACGATCACTTCAGTACCGGCATCGATAACGTCTTCCAAGTTCTCACCAAGACCAGTGATAAAGCTAACTAGAGCCGCAACACCAGCGTCGATGATGTCCTGAGCGTTATCAGCAACCGCTGTGATGAAGGTGGTCACAATTGTGCCAACAGCATCTGCCACGGTTTGAATTGTGGCTGCGATACCATACAGAAGCGAAGCCAACATGCTCGCGCCAGCACCAATGATCGCCAAAGCATTGTCTCCAATGGCTGTGATGAAACTGGTGATGACGTCAGTAACCGCTGCAGCAACATCCAGAATGTTCTCTGTGATACCGAGAAGCAGATTGATTAGAATCTGGTAACCAGCGTCAACGATAAGAAGCAGGTTGTCAGCGATTCCTTGAACGAAACTGATGATGATCATCGTTACTGTGTCAATGACATTTCCAATGTTGTCAGCCATCCCCTTAAGGAAGGTAGTCAACACCAGGAGGCCAGAAGCAGCAATATCCGCTGCACGACCAGCGATTGCCTTGAGGAAAGTCAAGATCAGATCAACTGCCGCGTCCACCAGAAGCGGAGCCTTCTTCTGAAGGGCCCTAGCAAAGTTTATCATGATGTCTGTAGCAGTATCTGTCAACTTACCGATGTTCTCTCGAATACCAGTAAGCAAAGCGTCCAGAATCGTGAAGCCAAGCTCAATCAACTGAGGAACAAGTCCACCGATGATTTCGAATGTGGCCTGCATGATCGCGCCGATGGTGTCAGCAAACTTTGGAGCCAATTCAGTAAAGGTGTCAAGAATATGACCGATGAGCACCTTCAACGCCTTGACCAGAAGCGGCAAAGCTTCCACAATCTCCGTTACAGAGTTGATGACGGAAGCAATGATCGCCCCGATAAGAGCAGGAATGGCAGCTACGAGTTTCTTGCCGATGGCAATGACCGCGTCAATACCCTTCTTGCCAGATCGAGCCAATAGCTCCAATCCCTTTGCCACCAAATATACCGCAGCACCGAACAAAGCGAAGCCTGCGCCCACAGCCGCCATAGCTACACCAAGTCCAAGCAGTGATGGAATGATCGGCTGCATGATAAGCGCCGCAAGACCAAGCACGGTTAGGACTGCCGCGATGGCAACCAGACCGGTAATGAGTTGAGTGATAGGAATCTTACCCAGTCGCTCAAGTACACCAGTCAGAATATAAAGCGCTCCAGCCATGATGACGATAGCACCAGCCCCAGGGCCAGCACCCTCCATGGCATATGCAGCAACGCCAAGAATGATAAGCAACGCAGCAATACCGGCAATGCCCTTTAGCAAGTCAGTAAGCTTCAGATCAGCCAGCATTTTAACAGCTTTAGCCATCACAACCAAAGCAAGACTAACTAGAACAAGTCCGGCTCCTGCTGCAATCAAACTTCCAGCAGGCATGGTGTTTGTGAGAAGCACAATGGCTGCAAGCGCAATGACAACTGCGCCTAGTCCCTTAGCCAACTCTTCCCAAGACATTTCAGCAAATTCTTGAGTCGCTTGACTAAGAATAAGAAGCGCAACAGCGATAGCGCCAATGCCGACGCCAGCTTGAATCATTCCCTTGACCGGCATCTTGTTCATTGCAAGAACGAGCGCGCCAAGACCAACGGCGATTCCACCGAGGCCCTTTCCAAGCTCTTCCCAATCAAGTTTGCCGAATTGTTCAACCGCTTGACTAAGAATAAGAAGCGCCAAAGCAATGCCGATCATACCAATTCCGGCTCGAACCATGCCCCTCATGTCAGCGCTTAGCGCGTTCATCCCCTTTACGAGAATGATCATCGACGCGCCGACAGCGCCAATACCCTTGGCCATGTCGATCATCTCAAGGTTGGCCATCTGCTTAACAGCGATGCTAAGCACAAGAATAGCAGCCGCAAGAATAAGCATTCCTGCAGCAACTAGACCGAACTTGATAGCGAACGCGGTAGTAGACAATTTGGTTAGAATCGTGAACGTACCGATGAGTTGACCGAAGCCTGCAGTAGTCGCCGTTAGCGCAGCCGCAAGCTTATCGGAATCAATCAACGACAGAACGACGACAGATGCTGTCAGAATAGCCAAAGCAGCGGCAATCTTGAGGAGAGCGTTAGCTTTGACATTGGCTTCCAGAGCCTGAAGTGATTTGGTCAGACCGGTGAGAGTGCCGTTGATTTTCTCAAGAACACCGCCACCCAGATTGATCTTCAAACCACCATCGACAAACCGCTTGAGCATAAGTAGAATGCCACCGAGAAGACCGACGTTGACTAGGTCAACTGCCTTATCGAAGTCTCCTGGAACCAATTCGTCAACCAGCTTCTCGCCAAGTTCACCGAACCAACTGCTCAATGCTTCCCAAGCAACGTCCAGAATCTCCATGATCTGGCCAAAGATGTCTGAAAGTCTGTCAACAATTGCGCCAACGAAACTGAACCTATCGCCGATCTTGTCAATACCCTTTTGAGCGGCGTCAGATTTCTTCTCGTCAAATGCTTCGAAGAAGTCAACCACTGCATGAATGAAATCATGAAGAGGCTCGATGGCCTTCTTGATGGTGTCACCAATGCGGTCAAAGAAATCCTTGATCCCTCCACCAGCAACGAGTGCTTCGTTGAGCTTTTCCAGAGACCCACTTGAGGCCGAAGCGAAGTCAAAGAGACCGTGGCTTGCCCCAAGAATTGCAAAAGTGACAGTTCTGATTAGCGAGCCAATACCCTTAAAGATTTCGAAGCCGATTTCAAGAACGGAGAAGAATCCCTTGAAAACCTTCTTGACCTTATCTGCTGTAAACGCTCCTATTTTGAGGTTCTTGGCGAAGTTTGCAAATGAGTCAGTAAACCGAAGAAGATCAACCGCGGTCTTCCTTGGGAAGATCTCTCGGAAGGCTTCTCGGATCGGTTTGAGGATCGTGCCAATTCCGGCAAGGGCGTCCTTGAACGCTTGGATAGCTTTGTCTCTTCCACCGAAGAACTTCCACGCAGCGAGCAGGTTGTTTCGGTAGTCTGCAGATCTGCTAACGACACTCCCAATCGCATTGTTGATCTCAGTGAAGAGAGCCTTTGCCTCGTTGAATCCACCAAGGACGATCTTGAACGAGTCGGCAAAGCCGGTCGCAATGGACTCTTTGACTGTGCCAATTAGCTGGCTAAAGGTCTTTACTTCAGTGGCAGAGGCCACTGCGATCTTAGCCAGCTTCTGAATGTTGGCAATCTGTGCGTCGGTGAACCCCTTGGCGGCAAGTTCTGCGTCAGTAAGGTCACCGGTGAAGGTTCCTAGCGCCGTGGTGAGCACCTCTGAGGTGATCCACCCCTTCTCAAGAGATTCACGGAACGAACCGTTAGCCTTCTCCCATTCCTTGACAGTCATGTCAAAGGGGATCTCGGTGATGGTTCCAAGAGCAGAGGCCGTTTGAAGCAACTGGTTCTTGAAGATCTCGCCACCAATGTTAGCGTTCTCGACAGATCTCCAGTCCATAAGACGAAGAGTTCCGGACGAGATTGCCTGAGAAAGCTGGTACATAGCACGAGATGCATCTTCAGCACTAGCACCTGAAAGAGCCGAAAGGTTAGCAATACCCTTGATAGAGTCCACTGAAGTATCAAGATCAACACCAGCAGCCGTGAAGGCTCCGATGTTCTTTGCCATCTGACCGAAGTTGTAGATCGTTTTGTCAGAATACTCGTTCAGCAACTGAAGTGCAGCATTGACGTCATCCAGAGTTGTTCCCTTTGAAGCAGTGTTCGCCAAGATGGTCTGGATGGAGTTCATGTTGGTTTCCATCTCTTTGAAACCATCAATGATCGGACCAATTGTGAACGCTTTAGCCATAGAGATGCCGGCGTCGACTGCCCTGTTCGTCAGATTAGACAGAGCAGTGATGCCAATGGTAGCCATGGCAAGGAACTTGTTACTGATTCCATCAATGGAGTGGCCCATGCCCTCCATGTTGAATTTCCTGCCAGCACTACTGAGATCCGCGAGATTACTCTTGGCCCTGGAGAAATCAAGACTGGCTCGGAGCTTATCTAGACTCCTGATCGTTTCGCTGAGCTTTCGCTCGAACGACTCATTATCAAATTTCATTGCGACAATGCGATCGTCAACACTCATGATTTCACCTTCTTCCAAACCTCGTCGGAAACTCTGTCAAAGAAAGGACGCATAGCAGGATTGATGTAATCCCTACCGTGAACATAACCCCCGCCACCAGTAGCATGTCCGTACTGGATAAGGACAGCCACAGAAACATCTGAATTGCCCGCAGGGTTCGTGTTGTACCACTCAATTCCAGGCCATCTGTGACTTCTGATGACTCGGTATTCCCATGAATCAGCGGTCAAACGAGACTCAACTGGAGTAGCTGACCTAAGAATCTGAACACCTTCGCGACCATACGTATCAAGTTGCGTGAACATATCCTGCTTCTTAAGACGCTCAAGAAACTTTCTAGTGACGTTTCCGTCGCCTTTGGTTGAGATGCTAATCATGCAGCCCCCAAAGCTAGAAGGTTTCTGTGATCTTCAGACTACTCTTTCCACCAGCATGTGCTTCATAAACAGTGCCTGAGCCAGTGACTCGACGTTTCCTGGCAGTGCACGTGTAAGTACCGGCAGCCAGTCCAGTGATTTGCATCATTCCTGCTTTGCCGCCACTGGCACCGAAGTCATTTACCACAATTCGGTTAACGCTGTCAATGTAAATGGCGACTTCATATTGAGTGAATGTATCTGGAGTATAGATTCCTCCAGTAAATTCAACATGAAGTTTTGTATCATCCCTATACTTCACAAAGCTTGCCACGGCAAGAGAAGAAGCAAAGTTGCTGAAGGTTGAAGAGGTAGTGCTTCCGGTACTGGTTACTTGAACGATGTTACTGTGTGGAATCTGTTCACCGCCACGAATATCACCAGCGTTTACCTCACCACCATCATGACGAGTTAGAATTAGATCTCCACCTACGACAGTTCCACCAATGATACTTGCATCTTCGATCTCTTGGGAACGTGCCGCATTGAAGCCAGTAATTGAAACCATGTTTCCTCCTTATGCGTATGTGACACGCCAAGTGTACGGGTTGATGTAGGACGGATTCGCTTCCCTGATCTCGAATACTCCATCGACAGTTTCAGTGAAGAGAGACGCGTCGTCTGTAGTCGCTGTCCAAGTTCCATCGCCATTGTCGACAAATATGATGTCAGTAAGCTCACCAACCTGGAACGTATCGGACAGTTCGTAGCTGTCTCCAACGATGACAACCGGGTTTGTGGTGGCTTCGTTGATCGTAACAAGATCCATGATCGGATCCGCGCCAAACACGATAAGTCCGTCGATGTTGGAAATAGCAGAGAACGTACCATCGCCATGATCAATGATCCGGATGCGATACCAATCGGTAAGAAACGCGATCAGTTCTGGCATCGGGAGAAGGATTGGAGCCTCTGTATCAGATCCATACAGCATGTCTTCCAATGCTTCCAGAATATCAGGATCAAGTGTGCGAGAGTCCACAATGATCTGTGCTGTTGGGCGATAGTATTCAGCCTCTTCTGGAACGGCAGTAATGCTCCATTCAAAAACTGTAGTGGTTGGATCAGCCGACAATGTTCCATAGGATTTGCCGCTAGGAATTGCCACAAGATTGTAGATGATGTGAAGCTTGTAGCCCGCCCGTTCTCCTTCGACATCGTTTCCTATGAGAGTTCTGTAGCAAAGCGCGAAAGTCTTGAGCGGCTGATCGCCAATGTACACGCCGTTTCTCGGGGTCGCGTATCCTTCAAGAGGAAGAAACTCATCAGGGTATGTCATCGCAGACATGGTCGCTGCAAAGTCACCAAGAACCACAATGTCATTGGTTTTCATACCATCGAAGTAAACTGGCTGAGCTTCTTTGTCTGACTCTTCAACAATGTTAGTCAAACCATTCCATGCTACTGCTAGACCGTTAGGAAGGTACAAGACGCCTTTGTCAATTCCACTCTCAAAAACTCGTTCTCCGATATCATCCCAAGTAATGGTAGCCATGACCCTCCTCTCAGCCAGTTGTTCCTAGTTCTTTCTTACGCTGTTCGTTCAAATCTCGGTTTCTCCTGGCAATTTCACCACGAGACATCTTTGTGGGCTTGCTGTTCTTGATGTTGCAAATTCGAATCAAAGCAAACAGACGATTGAGATGCCAACTTTCGCATTCGAAAGGAATGCTAAACGCCACCATCCAATAGTAAATAAGCTCTGACGTAATAACCTCGCCGGGACCTCGACGTTCTGGCATGTTCCCGAAGGTTGTCGCAGATTGAGGAGAATCAATATACTCTTGAATCTCGTCAATGTTTTCCTGCGAACACATGTACAGAACGTCGAGGTCCACATTTGGTGTTACCACCATGGCCTTGAGGTAACCGATCATCTCTTCAGGAGTTTTGGTGTCCTTCTTGTTAGAAGAAAGAAACGGTTTCTTGTATTTCGACTCCCATTTTGACATTGCCAGCAAAGAATGCTCTAACTCCAGTTCAACAACATTGATCGGAGAAAACAAGTTGTTCTCTTCGTCGTATTGTTCGCCGTCTTTGATGATTAGTTTGAGCATTCTTAACTCCTGTCAAATTAAGGCTACGGCACGTAGTCGAACACCCAGTCGTCGTCGGCACCTGGCGCCAGGACATAGCCCGGGTTCGGCACAGCGAGGACGTGCGGGTCTTCAGTGACAACCGTCGCGCCGGTGGCAATCTCGACACCGTTGTTGTAGTAGGTGATGCCGGTGGTGGCCACGATGGTAAGGGTGTCAGTGCCACTGTTGTAGGTCGGGGCGTTCGGGGTAACCTCAGTGATGGTGCCCTCGAACAGAGCAATGACTGCATCCGGAAGCGGAAGCGCCGGGTCTGCAGCAACGTCACCATACAGAAGCAGCTCAAGAGCCGCCAGTGCATCGGCATCCACCTGAGTGGAGTCGATCGTGATGATGGACGTCGGGGCAAAGCCAGTCACACCCACCGGAGTGGTCGTCACTTCCCAACTGAAGGTAATCGGTTCCGGCGAGTCACTGATCGTGGCGTAAGCCTTCTCAGACGGGCTAGCCTTAGCCCCGTACACGAGGTGCAGCTTGTAGCCATATGCCTCACCGGCAATGTCGTTACCCATCTTGGTCCGGTAACTGAACCCGAACACACCACGAGCCTGCTGTCCAACAGTCACGCCAGGCGAAGGAACGCCAAGACCATCGAAAGCATTGAACGCAGCAGGGTAAGTAAACGCCTCAATCGTCGCGCCGAATTCCTCGGCCGAGAAGAGGTTCAGGTACTTGATGTTGTCAGCGAACTGAGGGTTGGCCTCAGCGCCCGAAGGAGCCTCGGTGACGTTGACCAGACCATTCCAGGCAACGCCATCTTCGTAGATTCCAGACTCATTCGGCATGTAAAGAACGCCATGATCGACGCCAGTCTCATAAACTCGCTCGCCGGTCTCGTCCCATGTAAGGACTGCCATGTGCTTCTCCTCCTAAAAGAAAAGGTTGTAGACATCGTGATTTAGGTTTTCAGCCGTAAAAAAGCGCTCAAAGGAACATAATGGCAACGCTGCTACCTTTTCAGGAAGATCACTGTCTGGATTTTGATCAACGACAGTGACTTGATAGCGTTTCTTATGTGTATAAGGCTGGTTATCGGCATATACAGTGTCTCTGTCGTCACGATTATAGACGATGCAAGGATACTGCATTTGAATGCTTGGAGGTGGCTGGAAATATACATTATCAGCCAGAGTTTTCAGAAGGGTATGTAGCTCGCTACGCAGTTGGGCCATTATACACGCTCCCAAGGCTCAAGATGAGCCGGGGGCTCTGAACTTCAACCGAAGTCACAGTCCAGATTACCCCCGACCATCTTACGTATTTGATGTAAGCGAAATGCTCGACGGCGTATTGATCGGCTACAATGCTAATCGAGTTGGCGACATTGATGTCTTGATTAAGCTTCTCGTTATCGTCCAACCGTCTTGTATTGCGAATGACAGTTCCTGTGTAAGGGAATTCTGTGATTACATCTACCCAAACTCCGGGCTGATCTTCCTTCTCTTGGGAAATGCCGTAACCGACTTTGTCGCAAAATCGAGTCATTACCGCTCCTTACATCAGGCCTCGTCGCGAGTGAAGGTCCAGCTATCGTCGTCGCTAGAAGCGAAGTGGTAACCGGAAGCCGGGACCGAGTAGATCGTGACAGACGCGCCGGCGGCGATAGCAGCCATGGCACCTGCGGGGATCGTGTCGCCCTCGGCGTCCTTGTAGACCACGCCAGTCACGGTCGGGATCGTCACAACGCCAGTGGCGGCGACAAATGCCGGCTCGGTCGGAGTAGCCAGAACGCTGTCGGAATCGGTCGACATGATGACCATGGCAGACTTCACCTTGACGAGAGCACCAGAAACCCGGGTCTCGATCAGGTACTTCTGCTTGTTGTAGTCGATGTCGAAGTCATCGAACATGGTGACCTGGCCACCACGGTTGGCGCCGAGGACGTAGTCCGACGGGTTCACGATGATACCAACGATCGACTGGTCAGACATCATGGCCTCAACAGCAACGATGTTCGACACCCGAAGCTCCGCAGCAAGATCCGCAAGGGTCTTGTACATACGGTGGCCCTGGTTGTCCCGGAGGAGCATGAAACGACCAAGCCAGTACTCCGTGGTGAAGAAGGTCGGCGAGCCGGAGCCCCGAAGCTTCCAACGGTTGGTGATGACCGCGTCCACAACCTCGTTCATTGTGGAAGAAGCATCGCCAACGTTGACGTTGACCACAGTGGTGTAGAGCTCGTGGTCAGTCGCGATGGGGCGGATGTTGGTCTCACTGATCTTGTCCTCATCGGAAGGGTCACGGCCGTCGCCAACGAGAATGGCACGAGCCAGCTCCTCGTCGAGCATGAGACGCATCTCAGCCTTGAGCCAAGCCACCACATCGAAGTCGGTGATGTCGATCATATCGTCACGATCGAGAGCCTGCTTCTTGTAGATGGTCTTGGGCTCGGTGGTACGAGCCGAGACACCGAAGAACTCTTCCTTCTTCAGCGTGCCCTTCACGTAACCCTTGGCCCGAGCCTCGTCATAGGTCAGATCGGCGCTAAGCGTCTTGATCTTGGCGAACGGGCTCTTCCGCACCTTGCCGAGAAGGTCAGCGACCCACTCAACGCGGCGAGAGATCCACTCCGGGGTGTCCGTAACAGCCTTGGCGTCCGGGAACAGGGTCTCGATGTCCGTGATACCGTGAGCAAGAGCGTACTCCTTCACGGCCTTCTTCATAGAACCGAGACGATCGCCCTCTTCGACAATGCCCTTCATGTCGGCATGCGAGATCTCGTGACTCGGAGCGTCGTTTCCCTTTTCGAAAACGTTCTCGTGCTTCATTTCAGCGCCTTCCTTATCGTTAGTGTTGGTATCATCGGATTTGTCATCATCAACGTCGTCTTGCTTCAACGACTCGGCGCCCTCAATTGCTTCTGCAAGCATGAAATGAAGAAGGCCCTGCTGCTTTTCGTTCATCGACTCATAAACGTCTTCGAGAGACTCATCGTCGTCGCCCTCAGCGTGAGTAACGTCGTCTTTGTCCTCGTCTTTCTTTTCATTCTTCTCTTCAGGCTTGTCGCCCTCGGTATCGGAATGAATGATCTCGAACTCCTCACCTGAGGTGATGATGGCCTCATCGGGAAGGGTTTCGTCATCGCTTCCGTCATCAGAGTGACGAATAACGACGTTGTCAATCAACGCGCCGGGGTTAGCTCCGGAAAGAACCAGACTAACTTCCTTGATTGCGCCATGGACCACCATCTTACCCGTTTGGATCAGTTGGCCTGCCCAAATCGACATCGCCTTGATGTCCTTGTGCTCAACCGCCTCATGAGCATGTGCGGCCTTAGCGGTTTTGTTGAAGAAACCGTATCCGTACACGCCATCAGGTCGGTGTTCAAGCTGCACATGGCCAAGAACGTTCTCGATCTCGGTATGTCCATGCATGTAAACGAGCGGCACCTGCTCTTTGTCCTGGTGCTTGAATGCATCGGGCATGATAGTCCGACCATCGGTGCAACGGACGCCAGCCTTAGTGACATAGCCGCTGAAATCAGCTTCCATTTTGACTTTCCTTTCTAAGAGTTGTTTCGGCGGCTTTCAATTGCCGCTTCAGCTTCGGAGTAACGACACTATCTGTTGGAACCGAGGGGTTAATGTTGCTATTGACCAGTTGGTCAGCCTTCGGATCATCAGACGGCGGAATTCCCATGTAGCCTCGGATTTCGTTAGAGGACAGGATTTCGTTACGAGTGAATTTATCAGCGATTTCGGCAAAGTCTGCGGCCGAAACAAGCTTGAACGGATCTTTGAAGTAAAGGATCCTCTCATCATTGGATAGATTTCGAGGTCCTAGGAAAGATCTTTGCATGCCTTCAACAATGGACTCCACAATTGGCTTAACAGTCCGGTTGTTGTAGTTGATCATTGCGGCTTCGTCTGCTGTACCGTTCATTACATCTTCCGTGATACCTAGCTGACCGTAAAGCATGTTAACCAGGTACTCGACTTGGCTCATCAGGTTGTTCTCAGCAGGACGGTTAAGTTGAGTAATCTTTTCCGTTGCTTCAGTGTAAGCAATACCATACTTACTACCCTTTAGCTGGAACTCGATATCCTCTCGACGTTGTTCTGCCTGCGCCTTTCGTGCTTCAGACTTGATGACATAAGGAAGCTGAATGATGATGTCAAGTTTGCCTGAAGCAGACTGTTCATCAATAGCGTCGAGAAGACTCAACTTTCGAATAAGTCTCTGAAGAGTTGAGTTCGGTTCATTCATTACTGCGTACAACGGGTTTTCGATGATCGCGACGAATCGTTTTTCAAGAACTACTTCTTGACGAAGACCTTTTTCCTCGTTGTACAAATCAACTTTTACGTGTTTTGGATACCACTCCTTGATTTCTCCAGCTCGAAGAGAATCAATGTCAAACTGTCCTGTTTCAGGATTAATTGTAGTGTCAACAGGAACAATCGCGACACATCCAGAAGAAAACAGATTCATAACAACGTCTTGCCTGAATGCTCGAGGAGCTTGATCAATGTTTGGCTCAATTGTCAAACAATAGTTCAGTTGGCTCCCGACGTGAGACTTGTATCGGCCAAGTTCATCCATCAAGATGTGGTAAATAGGAAGATCTGCTACGTCAATCGCAATCCTGTTGTAGATTGCTGAGACGATAGATCGTTCGTTGTAGAAACCAAACGCAGGACGACTATGCGATTGAGAATAAGAAGATGTACTCCCGTATTGCGGAGAATAAACCTCTGGCTCAGTATTTCGAAATGCGTTCCATGCACTTTTTACCCTATCGATAATGGCCAAAGATCATCACCTCCTCACTTTCAAGTTCTTAGCTAGCGCGGTTAAGGCAGCATCATGATTAGTTCTAGTTACTGCCATTTCTTTGACAGCTAGATTCCTAATAACGCCTCCTTGTTTACTTCTCGTGGCAATTCCACCAAGATCACTAAGTCGTCTTGTTTTGTTAGCCTCAAGAAGTTTAGCGGCGGCTTTGTAATCCTCTTTGCGAATGGTTCTTGCTTTCATACCACGATTCGCTTTAAGAATCAGCCCAGCGGCGGCAACACCAGCAACAATTTTGGCTGCAGTTTCAGGATTATCACGAGCAAATCTAAAGGTGCCCCTTGCCCCGCGTCCAACAACGATCGCTGTCTTCTTAGATCCTCGGCCTACAGCTTTGGATACTCGTACCGCTCTGTCTTTTCGAACGCCCCACTTCTGGCCCTTGACGCCGTGATGCTCCATATACGCGTCTTCCGTGATAATCACTATTCACCTCCTTTGAGGAAATGTGAAAATATTATGCAACCACTCCAACCTGATGAAGGATGGTTCCATCAAACCAGAAGAGAGCCACGCCGCCAGCAGCGACAGTAAGCTCAGCGCCAGTGGCAGTCGCGCCACCAAGATGGACTGCACGAGCAGTACCACCATCAAAGGCCACAGTAACCGCAGCGGCGGAGTTTCCGTTAGTGAACTTGATCACAACAAGAGAGTTGTCAGCAGGCTCGGGGCTGGTGGTGGTCTTGGCTGCAGTGCCAATGGCCGTGGCCGTGACAACAGGAGCAAGACCGGAGTTGTTGAAGGGACTTCCGTCTTCATTGAAGATGGCAAGTCGATGCACGCCAGTGTTGGGGTCGAGACTATCGCGCTCGGTCACAACAGCCTGCGTGACAAGTTGGTTCGGGTTGGGCATTGTTTTTCCTTTACTCGAAGGAGTCTTTGTTGGCTTTGTATGCTACATAAGCATCCATCAACGCAGAAACGTTATCGATCTTTTCTTCCGATCGTTTCTTGTGAAGCTTACGGTTTCCATTAGTGTCTTCCATAGTAATTGCGTTACCCATGGCGAAACTCATAAGATCTTGATCAAATATCAACGCTCTTTGCTCAGCGAAGATCTTCAATTCTCCCAGGGGAACCGATTCGGTTCTTGCTCCCTGAATAACCTTGACGATTCCATAAGGCCCGTATTCAGCTTCCCATCGTGCAACAAATTCTTTTGCGTTGTATGGGTCAAAGCCAAGGCAACGAACATCGTATTCTTGTTCGATGATGAACGCATCCAAATCTTCGTACACTTCGTTCATGTCAAGAACGTTGCCTGGCATGATGTGAAGACTTCCTTCACGAATGAACTCGTCATACTTGATGCGCATCGCAGCAGGAAGTTTCATCAAAGTAAGCTCAGTGATGTAACTCCTTGTCTTTACACCAAACGCCCCATTCCCAAGCGGGAACAAGAAAGTGAATGCACAGAAGTCATCGCCTTGCGAAAGGTCAGCACCAAGGGCACAAGGAACGGTCCAGAACTCTCTGACAGGATGAGGAATGGTCTCTTCATAAGTGAAGAAGTAGGTGAGACCCTCCATCGGAATGCCAAAGCGCTTGGCCAAAATATCATTGCGAGACGCTGGAGCGTTCTCTGCTCTTTCTACATCCAGATGATAGACATCATAGGTCACGGTTTTACCTAGATTAGGCTGAGCCTTGATCCAAGTAGACGGATCCCCAACTTCTTCGATGTCATCAAGCTTGTAATGCCAGATCGAAATATGCGGAGCTTGGTATTCACCCTTTAGGATGTTGGCAAGCTCCATCTTGATAGTGTCACCGGATCCATTTCGAACGGTTCCCTCTGAACTGATCGCGACGATCAAATAATCGTCCATCTTAGAGGCGCCCTGTTCGATCGCGCCAACCACATCTTCTCGAATATCACCAGATAGCCATTCGTCAACGGTCGAAACCTTAGGTCGAAGACCCTGCAGTTTGTTGATTGTCATTGGCCGAATCTCAAGAATAGAACCAGTAAGAAAGTTCTCAATACCCTTCTTGGTAGTGGCCAACTTCTGACGAAAAGCGTTAGATCCAGTGGTGTTTCGAATAGACCCTTCAGTCAAGAACTTGAAGAGAGGGCCACGAGACCTTGTGATAGCAGTTCGGAGAGGAGAAAGAACTTCCTCTGCTTGCTTCATGGTAGGCGCGGTGTTGATCTGGTGAGTCGTGGCAGTGTCTACGTTCAAGTAATATGCTTGAATACAGGCAGCGTACATTGACTTAGCCGCGCCTCTGGCCACGATCAAGTATTGCTTCGTGGTCAAGCGTTTCTTTACCGTTTTGGTAACGTAAGATCCTGATTCTCCGTGTTCTCCTGGTTGATACACGCTTCGATCAACATAGTAATACCAGCCGAAGATTTGCTCAGCCCAAAGCTTGAACGTGTCAAGAAGAAACAGATCACTACCATCAGTGAGAGTCAATTCCATCTCACAATACTTGATGAACCCTTCTACTGCATTTGGATCATAGTAAACATTAGGGTTATCGATTAGAGCATCAATCCTGTTCATTTCCAGGTTGACTTCTCGGTTTACTGGAATTTCTTTACGAAGGACAGCGTCTCGAAATTCGCCGTAATAACGAGGCGTTGCCCTGTTAGACAAAGCGAATTCCATAGAACACCTCCTAATTCAATATGTTTTCCCAATAGCTTGTGTCAAGGTATTCTCGTTGTTTAAATGGCGTGTTTGAATCGTTGAACCAAGTTTTCAAATTGGTATTAGTGGCTTTAACGCTTTCCAAATGATTCGCAGCCACTCGTTTCATGATCTTGTCGTG